GGTGTCCTTCGTCTGGAGCAGACGCTCGACGTTGGACTGGGCCTCCTCAGGGCTGATGCTCGAGGACGGGTACGAGCCACGCTCGATCGCTTCCTTCGCCCGCTCCTTCAGCGCCTTGACTTCCTCTTCCGGGCTCGCCGTGGTGCGACGGAGCGTCGAGAGGTCGTAGATGTCTTCGCCTCGCACGCGACTCGTGCGCGTGTTGAACGGCGCCTCTTTGGCGGTCGAGTCGTTCGACAGCTCGGCGACCCGGGCCTCGCGGGCCTCGCACTGCTCGATCGTCCGTTCGAGTTCGTCGATCTCCTCGTTGCGGGCGTTCCATTCGACGCCGTGCTCGGAGTCCGGGTCGAGGTACTCCCCGGCGTGCTCGGAGTTGATCTCGGCGACCCGCCCCCGCGCCTCGTCGAGTTTCGCGCGCAGTTCTTTGACTTTCTCACTCATCGCAAAAACACCTTTCGAATCAGAGACGCCAGGACGGCGTCGAGTTCGCGCCATAGAGGCGCGTCGGATTGGTGGCTTTTGCTGATGCCGCGGAGTGAGATCTCTCGGCTCCGGGATCGGACTCTTTGCCAGGCTCGACGTCGTCGATCTGGTCTTCATCCGAGTGGGAATCCCCGGCTCGGTCTTTCTCCTCGGGGGACTCCTCGGAGCCCTCCTTGTCCGATTTGGACGTGGCGTCCTCGTCGGTAGAAGTGGTGGTGTCGGACTCGTCGCCCTCCTCCAGAAGGGCACGGATCCGGTCAGGATCAGCTCGGACCCAGTCGGTGAACAGCTCGACGAGCTCCGGGACTTTGGTGGGGTCTTCTTTGGCCCGCTCGATGAACACCCGGGCGGTGCCGGAGCGGGCCCGGACGCCGGCGGACGCGCTGGCGTAGGCGGGGAAGACGACCGGGCCACCCTCGTAGAGCTTCAGCTCTTCGATGACCCGGACGGGCAGACCATCGGGGTTCGAATCCGAAGGCTCCGGCTCTTCGTCGAAGCTTTCCTTGACGACCCGAAATTTGAAGCTGGCCCCATACTGGCCCGCTTCGAGACCGGGGACGAGCTCGCGGCAGTATTCGCAGTCGAAGAGCTCACCTTCGTAGCGGACGCCCTCGTCGTCTTCCTCCAGTTCAGGCTTCGCCAGCGGCTTTTCCCCGATGCTCGGGTCGTAGCCGTGGTTGAAGAGGATTTTGATCGAGTCACGGCTCTCCTGCAGCGTCTTCTTGGCTGCGCCGGGAGCGATTTCCTCGATGAACTTTCCTTCCCACGAGTCGATCACGGTCGGCTCGTTGAAGCGGATGAAGTAGCCGAAGAGGGTCGGCATCTTCATGCCCGACGTCGCGCGGATCTCCAGACGCGGGTCGGCAAATTCGCGGACCAAGCCGTCTTTCGGAGGCAGGAGCTTCTGTCCCATAGCGGGTGGTGTTCCTTTCAATCTGGTTTCACCCCGCCATCGGGGTCGTGAAAGGTGGCTTTGGGTCAGGTCGGCCGGGTCGCGCTAGCTAGGGACTTGTTCCAGCATGTGGCCGCAGTGCTCATGAAACGGCGGCTCGGGCGCGGAATTGGCCGGATAGGTGTTGCCCTCGTAGGGCAGGCAGATCGGGCACGAGTTGGCGTCGATCGAGATGCGGAGCTCGCCACCCGCCGATGCCGCTTTGATCCCGCGAGAAGTCGCCCGGCGGCCGAGAGTGAGGGCGGCCATCGCGGCATACGCCCCCAGCGACCAGTTGCGTTCGTCTTCGTCGACCAACGCCGTGACCGCTTCCTGGCTCAGTTCTTCCTGGTTGTCTTCGGTGACTTCCGGGAAGGCCTTCTTGGACCGCGCTTCCACTTCTTCGGTCGCGGCCGTCAGTTTCTTGTCGAGCGATTCAGCGAGGGAGTCAGGCGCAAGGCCGTCACGTGACTGGGCTTCGATCTCATCTGCGGCGTCTTCGTAGGCGGTGTCGTAGGCCTCAAATACTGCGTCTTCAAATCGCTCGTCGCGGAGCGCCGAGACCGCCTCCAACGCCTCCGCGAGGAGCGCGTCAGGGTCCCCCTCGACCGCTGCGGCCAGGAGGCGACGAACATCCGCCTCGGTCTCCTCAAATCGTTTGACGATCCCGCGGATCGCCTCCTCCCCGGGAGGCTTTGCCTGAGAGGAGTTGCGCTGGGCACCGGGTAGCCGACGCATCTCGATTGCCCCGAGGAAGAGGCGCTCGGTCACGAGGCTTCTTCTTCGCTCGGTTCCGACGGTTCGACTTCGGCCGCCTTGGTGGTCGTCTTCGTGCCGGGCGGCAGTAGCTGAACGCTTACCAGTCCCGAGTGCTCAAGGCGGCCGAAGTCGTCGGCTAGAACAGCTTCCTTGGCCGACTCGGGCGTATATCCGGCCGAGACCAGCGATTGGAGGGTCGCTGCCTCGGTCTGCATGATGTTCGCCCTGTCCTGAGCATCCTCTTGGAGGAATGGGATATCGCGATCATCAAACCAGAGCGCCGCGCGAGGCGGGACCCGAATGATATTGGCAAGGGAGCCTGCCGCATTGCGCCAGAGCGGACGCATGGTCCCGTCTGCGAAGCGACGACGAGCGCTTTGGTAGTTCGCGTACGTGGCGGCTTTCAGGCCCTCGGAGAGTCCGACGATCACCGGAGGGGTTCCAGCGGCAGCCGCGATGCGCGTCTCCCCGGCGCCTTGGATGTCCTTGAGGTTCGAATCCTTGAGGTTCGAGCCGACGACCTGAGCATCGGCGCCACCACCCAGGAAGAGGGTTTTGTAGGCGTTCGCGACCCCGCCCACCTGTTCTTCCATCAGGGCGATCCACTGTTCGACCTTTTTCTCCTCGACGCTTGGGTCGAATTTGACGACCATGTTGGGACTCGCGCCCTGCTCGAAATACTTCAGCTTGTGGGTCGTCGCCGCCTGGTCGGCCATCACCTCGCGGATTACCGGCGAGAGCCAGGACATCCCTCGGAAGTTCGCGGCCGGATCCGGGTAGGGCGCATAGTGCGCCACTTCCTCCGGCATGTAGAACTCGGGCTCGTCGTCGGTGGCCGAATACATGTAGCCGACCACCTCCACATCGGGGGCCGTGGCCACATTCGCCACGTCGAGCTTCGACCCCATGATTATCGTCACGAAATCGGGTCTCAGGCGGTGAACTCCGGTCCGGGTCCCATGCCCGTACCAGTTTCCGGCGAGGTCAACGTCTTGGATCATGCGCGCCAGGAGATCACCGGTCGTCCCGCCCACATGTGGTTCCTCGAGCGGCTGAAGCGCCGCGGTGCCGAAGTACTCGCCGGGACGCCCGTTCTTCATTCGCCGGAACTGAAACCGCGCCTCCTGGAAGAGCAACTGGCGAACCATCATGCAGGCAAAGATGACGCCATTCTGCTTGTAGGCACCTTCGACCAGGCCGACGAAATCACGCCCGATCTCTTCGGTGCTGGTCCCTAACGAGCCCCGCAGGCCTACGGGGTAGTTCAGCCCGGAGAAATTGAAGAGTTCGATGTATTCGTCGAGCCCGAAGGTGTCCGAGGACCGCGTCTCCCCGGCGATGGCGTTGATCAACCTCGTCATACGTCAACTGCCCAGAGGGAGGCGAGGCAAAGGACACCGAGCACGATCAGGCCGGCGGGGAGGTAGACGAGGGCAGCACCGAGAACGAGCGAGCCACAGCCGACGCCTCCGAGGGCAATCGCAATGTGTGCTTTCTTCACCTTGCCATTCATCGTGGCCCTTTCACTGGCGATTACCGAGGTGCGCCCCATATCGCGATCGGGCCGGTCTGCTGATCGAGCATTCCTGCTGCGATCGCATCGCCGCGGGCCTCCCAGGACAACACCCCAGCCGCCGCCGCATCCATCTTGTTCGGTGACCCGGGTCGGTCCTTGCCGATCACATGCAGCTTTCGCCCCTCGTCATCGGTCACGTTCACCGACCAGCGGACAGCGTTCTTGATGTGGCGGCTGAAGTCCTGGTCTCCGTCGTTACTCGTCTCGCCGGTATTGATCGCGGCGGTGTAGCTCGAGACAGCGAAGGCGGTCTGGCGGGGGCGGTTCATGTGCCAGGAGATGACCTTCTTGTCACCCCAGCGCCCTTGCCACTTCTCGACGAGGGGCGAGATGTTGCCGGTGGCCGATCCTTCGTCGATATAGGCCCGCCAGACGTTGAAGCGTTCCCATGCATCGATTACGGCGCCGTCGACCGCATCCATGTCGTGTTCGTAGTCCTCGCCGGCGTTCGGAGGCCGTTCGAGAATCTTCACAGGCCACTGAAAGCCGGACTCAACCTCCGTCGCGATCACCGCAATCGCATCGTCGAAACGAGCACCGTCCGCACCCAGGGTGATCAGCGCATCGGGCTCCGGACGGTAGTCGGTCGCCTGCTCATCCCACTTTTCGCCGCTGAACGCCTTCGCCTCGGCCGCGTGCTTGCGGTTCAGGAACCAACGCTCGGCCTGGGCGGGGTCTCGGGGAAGAAGCGCCTTGATCTCGGACTCGATGCGGTCGAGCTTGATCCAGGGCTCGATCCTTCCGGCGTCCGAGCGTTTGCCGGTCACCGAATCGCCGTAGGCGATCCGCAGTGCCCGCCTGCACTCCGCTTTGTTGCGGACCGAGAGCGTTTCAGGCGGTTCGACATCGTCGTGCAAAACCCCGTCGTGCTCGTGCTCGGCGGTGTATTGAGCAACGGATTCCTCAGTCGGGTCCCACGCGTTGGGGGTCGAGAGCCACCGACCACCCATCCCCGCGAGTCCGCGGCGCTGGTTGTCGGCCAGCTTGCGACCTCCGTTGGCCTTGAGCCAACTCTCGGTCTGATCCTGAACGGCGAAGGTAATCCGCTGGCCGAGACGAGAGACGGCGGAGGCAGTGACGGGCGAGATTTTGCCCCCGCCCGAAAGATTGATGCGGCCTAGGCCGGTGTCCTCGATTTCCCCGTGGAGCGCCCCGAGCTCGATCATCGGCAGGAGCGCCGAATAGATGTTGTCGGTCTGGTCTTCGGATACTGCGGTCACCTGGATGACCGGCGTCGACCAAGGCATTCCGACCGGCTCGCCATCGGCGTCCCAGCCGTCCGGGCAGACGGGACCCTGCGCCTCAGCGCAGATGATGGCCGAGGCGAGCGGTCCCTTCCCCCACTTCTGCGGGCGAGTCAGCTGTGCACCGCGCTCGTAGAGGAAGCCGCCCGTATCGGGAAGCAATCGGTAGAACTTTAGAAGGAAACGGAGCTGCTCATCGGTCAGCAGAAACGGTTGCCCGACGAACTCGCGATCGGGGATCGCGCACCGCTCCTCGATCCAGTCCGCGACCTGATA